CCCCTCTCCCCTGGTGGGGATGCTGTTGCGGAGCGAGGCGAAACTCATGGAGTTGATCTGGGGGACCGCACGCTGAAGGTGCTGGGGGCTGGGAGACTGCAATGCAAGGGATGCGGGAAGATGGCCTCGAAGGGTTGGGTCATTTGCCCTCGTCCGCACAACCAGGGAAAGGACCAGGAACATGCAGGTTGATCGAGATGGCAACTACATGAAGGACGAAGGCGCTTACGGTGCTGATCCGAAGTCCGAGGTTGAGAAGGTGGACGAGGAAGTGCTGCGCCAGCAGGTGTGGGAAGCACTTGGGGAACTGAGTGACGATGAGTTGAGGGTGCTGTACGGGCTTGAGGTGACTCGTGAGGTACTGGTGGGGATGATTGTTCATGCGATCTCACATGCGGATGGTGCGTGATGCGGTGATGGGTAGTAACGAGGATCGGGGACGGTTGCGAAATCAGGCAAACCTCGAGTGGTGTCACAATGCCAACGGGATCTCGGTTTCGGACGAGATGTGACTCTCCGTGTGTCGTGTCTAGCATCAGAGCTGCTGGGGTTTCGGCCCAGCTCGTTCCGGACTCTCGTTTGATCTCAAAACACATGGAAAGTACCGGAAAAGCATGAGACTACACGAGCACGGGAGCCGGACGGGAGAACTCCCACCGCCCTGGTCGGTGTGACGTGTGTCACAAAATCGCTTGCGCCCTACCCCTGGTGTTCTCCCAGAGCCCCGTACGTGGTGTCCTAAGAGCGTTCCGTCGAAGCGCTAATAGGGTCAACCCCTGGGGCACGTACGAGGAGCGCTCGGACGCTTCTGTGCCGAACTCATGGAGAGAATCCCATGGAGATAATCTTGGCACAACCCGTGCCAAAAAGAAATCGACTTTGTTTGAACAAAAGCCTTGACGGGGTTTGAACCAGTGCCTAAGATTATCCCATCAACCAACGCGCCGCATCACGATGATCGACGCAACGAAAGGAAACCCCAAACATGGCTCAGATCACCGCCAAGGAACTGGCTGTCGCTTGCGACACCGACCCCCGCACCGTCCGGAAGTTCCTCCGTTCGCACATGGAGGACACCCCCGGGAAGGGCTCCCGCTACGCCATCGAGAAGCGACAGGTCAAGTCGCTGGTCAAGGCATTCAACGCCTGGGATGAGGCCCGGAAGCCGGCTGCGACCGACGAGGTCGAGGTCGACGAGGTCGAGGTCGAGGTCGAAACCGACTGACACCCGAACCAGCACCCCTCCCAACCCCCTCCCCCGGGAGGGGTGCTCGGTGTGTTCTGTCAAGGTTTTTCTGTGTGACGTGTGTCACGTCTAGATCAGAGCTGCCAGACTTCGCCGCCAACTCGTTCCCGTCCGCCCTGCGGGTTAGTTTGTTCGTGAACGCACAAGCACAATGTGACACAGGTCACATCTCGCACCCTTGATAGGCGGGTGTCCCTTGCGTTGATGTCATCTTATCATCCGCGGGGTACCCCGTCAAGGAATTTCTTTGTGACCTGTGTCACAAATTTGCCGATGCGCCGATGGCAGAATGCTCTCATTGCCCCGTAGGAGGCGTCCTAAGCGCGTGCCACGCATAGCGCCCCTGTTAGGGGGATTAGGAGCAGGCGTCGAAGCGCTCTCACGCCCTCCTAGGGGCAATCACGGGCGTTGCCACCTAAGGAGATATCAACAGGCAAGATGGGTGATGGGTGCGCAGCATGCCTCGACCGCCTTAGGGACGCTTCTAGGGGGCAATGCGGCGAAGTCGCTCGAGTCATCCTTATCGCACGACGCGCACGCGAGTACCACACCTCGCCGCCGATGTCAAGGAATTGCTCGCCGAATCGCTGTGAACTTTGTCACCCCGATTTCTTGAACAAATGCCTTGACCAATGCCTTGCATCATGCGATGATCTTCATATCAACCGATCGCAACCGATGCGATCGCAACGAAAGGAAAACCCCATCATGGCAACGCTCACGATCAAGGAAACCGCGCTCGAGATCGGCACCGATCCCCGCACGCTTCGCAAGTTCCTGCGCAGCGACGCATCCCCGATCGCTCCGGTCGGGAAGGGTGCTCGATACGCGATCGAGCGCAAGGCGCTGAGGGGGGTTAAGGCGAAGTTCGCCGCCTGGGATGCCGCTCGCACCCCCGCCACCCCCGAACCCGCTGACGACGCGCCTGACGCGAACTGACGCGATGCTGATCCCCGCCTTCGGGCGGGGGTCAGTTGTGTGTTGCAACTGACTCGGCGAAGCATGAAATGCCATGAGGATCCACTCGGCGATTCGGCGCCGCCCGATCGCTGGTTTGGCACCACGGGGCGTGAGTCGCGTCCTAAGGCGGTGCCACCCCCTCGCTCAATGCTAGCATTCTGGGCATCCGGTCCCCGCGGCGGTTCGGCGTCGAGGTGCCCGAGTAGTTGAAGTTTCAACTACATTTCCTCCTTGACTTTCCACACCACCCATGCGATGATCTTCCCATGACCCACCTGATGAACTCCCTCTCGCTCGCTGCGCATCTCACGCTCGAGAACGATCGCACCTGCCCCGCTTGCGGGGAATACCTCGATTCGGGGATGGGATTCGATCGACGCGACTTCGAATGCACGGAATGCGACTTCTTCACTGACTACCCCGCCGAACTCGCCCTCGCCTTCTTCCGCCTCGACTTTCCCTGATTCTTCCCCCTCATGCCTTGACACCGCATGAGGGGGATGATATGATTGCTGCATGAACCACACCGACATCATCAACTTCATCTCGATCGACAACGACGATGCTTGCAACGCCGACGATCGCTACGCCTTCATGATCGACTACCTGATCGACCCACGCGACACTCGCTACCTGCTCTCCGACTTCGATTCGATCCACCCCGCCCTCACGACGATCGCCGACATGATCGACGAACTCGATGCCGACGAAACGCGCCGCCTGCTCGAATCATACGAACTCTGCCCGATCCACCGATGCGACGATGCGATCTGCGCCGATGACGCCAACCCCGAATGCGCCCACCTGCGCTGATCTGATCCGCCCCCCATGCGATGCGACCGCATGGGGTGACGGATGTCACATTGACAAACCGCCCCGCCATGATAGGATGGATGCATGAACCAAATCACAACGCTCCTCTTCCTCGCCGCCCTCTGCACGCTCGAACGCGACCGCCAATGCCCCGAATGCCCGCACGGGGAACTCGACTCGGGGATGGGATTCGGACGCCGCGATCTCGAATGCTGCGGATTCGATGAGGATGATGAGGATGAGGATTGCGGATTCGCGATCTCCTACTCCATCACGCTCTACCTCGATCTCATCGCCGCCTGATCCCGCCCGCTGCGCCGCCCTCCGGGGCGGTGCTTCGGCGTGAGAGGGGCGCAGGAGCGTCGTAGCGGCGGTGTGGGGGCAGACAGGAATGCTAGCATTCCCGGCGTAAAACAGCGTCAAAGAGCTCTAGTTTGGTCCGTGAAGAGATTCTCCGCCTAAGGAGATGCGAGGGCAGTGCCCGCAGGGTCGCCCCACTATGGGGGTCAACTCGCTTAGGACGCTTCTGACGCGATCTGACGCCACACGCCACCAGAAGGAAATGGTTGACAAGCGATCGCCCGCATTGGCAGGATCTGCCCATGACCCGCACACGCAACCTCATCGCCGCATCCGCCCTCGCCCTCGCCGTCGCCCTGACCGCGTGCCAACCCGCTCCGCCCATCGAGTCGTGCGACCCGCTCCCCGGCATGCCCTGCACTCCCGAGCACCCCTGACCGGGTGTGCCGAACGTCACAGAAGAAAGTCCTTGACATCGTGCCCGAGTCATATAGGATGACTGCATGAACCGCACCGACGAACACACCAACCACGACCACGGCCTTTGCGAGGGATGCGGCGAGGAGACCTGCCTCGCCAAGGATTCCGACCTCTGCCTCGCCTGCGCCTACGACCCGGAGTACTGATCATGAACCACATCGACACCCACGACGAAGAACTCGCCGACTGCCCGACCCACGGCGACGACCAGGTGGTCACCGCCATCCACACGGGGCCGGGGTTCTGCACTCCGATGACCCTGCTCACCCTCGCCTGCGGTTGCCAACAGGTCGAGGGCGACCACATCGAGGACTGAACCTTCCCGCCGCCGCCCTCCGGGGCGGTGGTTTGGTGTCGACCTTCGTGGAGTCGGAAGTTCAGGTCGTAGGTGTGGGACCTCAAGTTAGGTTCTCGTAGGGAGCCCGTAGGAGTCGACGAGAGGGCCGCTCGCCCAATCACTCAATGCTAGCATTCCTGACATGATAGGGAGTCGTTAGGACACTCCTCAGGATGACTGATCGCATCACGTCGATCGTCGATGACCGATCGCCGACCTCCTGGGAAGAAAGTCCTTTACTTGTGCCCTGAGGTAAGGTACTATACCTACATGCCCTCCACCACCCACTTCAACTGCCCCACCTGCGATCGGCTCGGGCCTGCCGGTCGGGATCGCGAACAGGAACTCAAGAACCTCCGGGCACGCCTCCGCAGGGTCTACCGCAACTACAACCCGACTCCTGATGAGGGAATCGGAACCAAGGCCTGGTCCGACCACATGAAGAAGGTTCGCCCGATCTTCGACTCCATGGATGACTACAAGTCCATGCTGACCATCGACCGCCAGGCCCTGAAGGATCACCTCCAGGAAGGTGTGGGAGGCTGACCCTGCCGAGGAAGTGACCAACGTCACATAAGTATTCTTGGTGTATAGGGCAGGGGGAGCCTATATGCCGGGTATGGGCCCCCTACCTCCCTGCTCCTACCACGAAGATTTTTGGGAGGGTTTTTCCAAACCTATGGAGAAAGGCCTGAGTAGACCGCCCTGGATAGGTCCCTAGGATGGCCTCAGAATCGCCCCCATATGGGCGCCCTATGCTAGCATTGAGGGCACAGAGGGAGGGCTCTAGGCATTGCTCAGGCTCTAGAGGTAGGTAAGTGGGCAGGCATCAGCAGTAGGTAGTAGTAGGTAGGTGGGTAGGTAGGATGGGTAGGTAGTAGGTACCTCAGAGGTAGGCATATGGGTAGGTATAGGCAGGGGGCAGGTATAGGTAGGTATGTGGGTATGGGTACCAGGTGGGTAGGTGGGTAGTATTCTGGTAGGGATATCAGCATCCTGATCGTGGTAGGTGGGAGGTGAGTAGTAGTAGGATAGAGGAGGGCATTGCCTTCCTTCATTGGTAGGTAAGAGAGGAGGGTGGGGGATGGGGGTATCCCTAACTGCTCCAGTGTCCGCTCCGTCCTCCGTTGGTAGGATGAGAGCAGTAGGTCCCGGGTCTGTGACGAACAACAAACAACGAACCACGACGACGAAGGCTGAACCCCCCCGGGTCATATGGTGTACGTGTTGTAGTAACGACCGTCCTCTACTCCGCCTGCGAACTTCTGGCTCTTTTCCAAATCTTTGCTACCACGTCACACCATGCACAGGGCGATATGCCCTCACCGTCGATAGCCGTACAAACCCCGTACGACTAAACCACACTATCACGGGCAGATCGAATAGAGCGTTCTCCTTGCCTAGAAAGAACCCATGCGATAGAGTCTAGGCTCACCGACAAAGGAGTACAGCATGCTGCTGTCCTACGACCACTGCCTCGACCTCGCCATCCGGGGACCCTGGGGCTCCGAACCCCCGACCACGAAGGAGATCACCGACCGAGCCGACGCGTACTTCAAGGCTCAGGGCCAGGTCAAGCCTGGGGACCTGAAGCCCATCTCGGACGCCCTCGGCATCGACACCGGCGAGATCCCGCCCGGCCCCGATGTCATCGACGTGGTCCTCGCCCGGATCGCCGAGATCAAGGAGCGGCTGCAGGGGCGGAACGGCGACAACGCCATCCTCAACTCCGAGGTGGCCGAGCTCACCCGGAAGCTGAGCAAGACCGAGCTCCGCCTCATCGACCTGACTGCGTGCTTGTGCCCGAAGTTCGCCCGCGCTGACCGAGGGGACCGGGCATGAGCGCCGCAGACCGCACCATCCAGCCGATGCGCGAGCGTCCGGGCCGACCTGTCGCCTCCGGCTTCACGCTGCTGCCGCCCGCCGAGCAAGAACGCGAGCGGGAGCGGTGGGCCGAGGTCCAAGCCCGCACCGCCACGTTCCGAGAGGAAGCCCACTTGTGCCGTGTCCGAGCTATGGCCGCTGCACGAACGGCGGTGATCCGATGACCTCCACCCCTACCCCTGAACCCGGCCCCCACTCCCGAGCTTGCGGTTGGCGACCGCACGACCACGGGTCCGCCTGCTCTACGAACTGTCCGACCTGCCACGGACGCCCCGCCCCGTCTACTCCTGGTGAGGGAGACGGGCGACCGGGCGGATGGGTCGAAGGCATCGGCTGGGTGGCGCTGCTCTGCGACCTTGCTCCTGGTGATGTGTGGGCACCGCACCTGCCGCCAGCGCAACCGACGCACGTCGTCGGGATGCGCCATAACGGCACGATGGGCGCCTCGGTGCCCTTCTCGCCCTCTGTCGTCATCATCACCCGTTGGGCTGATGGCACCACCCCGGCGCCCCCTGCGTCTCCCGTACCACCGACCCCACCACCGCAAGCGGACGGCACCGGCCAAGCGCTCAAGTCGATGGCGATCGAGCTGGCGGTGGAGCGACGACGGGCCTCCCTGGCGACGGTCGCCCTGCTCAACGCCTGCCGCGATGGCTGGGCAGATGGGGACTCTGCCGCTGCGAAGTACCTGGCCGAAGCCGAACTCGCCGCCGCCCCTCCCTCTACACCAGCCGAATCCAAGGGACAGTTCGCTGTGAGCTTCACTGTTTCTGGGGCAACAAGGACCAAACGTGGCGAGAATGGGACAACCGCCTAGAAAGGCTCTTCGAGGGCCGTAGAGTGCTAGATGAGGTGCTCACCATGGAGGCCTACCAGGGGGACCTGAGCACTGGTCGCATAGTTATGGGGTTCGATGTACAACAGGGGAGCCCAGTTCCCACTTTGTTCTACATGATGGCCAGGGGTCAACAGGTGATGGCGCTTTACACCCTACGCTACGTCCAGGACTTCGGGTACAACTTCGAAAGTGCCCATGAACTAGCCTGGAGGGCGGTTTGGGGCGATACCCCGGAGGAAAGGGCCGAAAATACCCCGGGCCCCGCCATTGTTGAGCAAACATTCTTCGTTCAGCGACGACTGGGCATGATTCCGCCCGGGGCCACTTGGGATCGCTGAAAAACGGGAATAAAACACCATCTTGGTTCCTTGACGGGGAGAATCGACTCGTGATAGACTCTTAGGGTAGCCACTCGCAGCACGAACGCAAGGCCCACAATGCTCGTCGCCGACACCGCAACCCCCCAGATCTTCGACATGACGCAGGTGATCGCACCTTCCAAGTCGAAGGCTGGTCGGCGTCATCCGGACCACCCCGACCTGAGCATGAACAAGAAGGCGATTCGCAACCGCACTCGCCGACGGGGCCGGATCACGACCAAGGAGTTCGAGGAGCTCTATCGGCCGATCGAAGAGTGGGACGAGGAAGAGCTCGCTCGAGGTCGACCCCGTGCGAAGGACGGAACCTTCCGGGGTACGGCGCCGAAGTGGCTCACCCGGGAAGTCCACGAGACTGCCATGGCACGGTTCAAGGAGATCGTGCAGGGCAAGCTGCGTGAAGAGGGCATCACCGCCCTGAGCGTCATCCACTCCATCCTCGCCGATGAGACGCTGGATGATCGAGGCAAGCCGGTCGTTCCCGCCTCGACGAAGCTGGATGCGTCGAAGTGGCTCATCGAACAGGTGGTGGGCAAGCCCAAGCAGACCACGGAGACTGACATCAGCGTCAAGCTCCAGGCCGTGCTGGCTCACGCCATGGTGGGAGGCGATGCCGCTCCCTCGCAGCTCGAGCATGCGGTGTGGGAGATCGACTCGACCGAGGACGACGAATGACTGACTCTGACATCTGCGAGATGTGCCCGCATCCTCGTGAGGATCACGTACCGCCTCACATCATGCATCCCTTCACCCCGAAGGGCTCTGGCGCATCCCTGCCGACGAAGAAGGACATGCAGCAGGCATCATCATCGGGCGGCACCCGCTCGCATGAGGGATCGCCAGGGACGCCGCTCATCAAAACCCGTAAGGGCGAAGGGGTCGACCTCGCATTGCGGGTGGCCCTTCTCAAGGCGGGAATCATCACCCAAGAACAGATCGCTGCGGCAGAGAAGGACATTGAGGCTGGTGGAATCATCTTCATTGCTCCAGGGGGACCAAGCGCTGATCACGTGGATCCTGGATCAGGGTCACCTGGAAGCGCCGAGGGAGGCGTGCGGGGTGGCAGTGAAGCTGACGGAGAATCGCCGCCGAGGCTTCCGTTTGCCGAATACGGCTGACGATCCACACCGCCGCTTCAGCTTCCAGACGAAGGAACTGCACGAGGTCCTGCGGGGCTTCCGACAAGACCAGGTCATCATCTGGCACACCCACCCGGGTGGCACGGTCGGGCCCAGCGAGGGCGATCTGACCGAGGTCATCGACGGGGTGAGCTACCTCGTGGTGACAATCCCAAGTGGAGAGGCCTCCTGGTATGGCAAAACCCAGTAACCGACGGGTCAGTGAGTTCGAGGGCCGCCTCGACAAAGACAAGACCATCCCGATCAAGCCTCGTCCAGTGCGACGACCCAGCCATCGGCTGCGCATGGGGTATTTGACCGGAGACGACAGTGGACGATCGCCCCGTGACAAGGGTCAAGCCTTCCGAGGCGAAAGGAAACCGGAGTAATGGTAACAGCACTTCCTACCAACTTCAACACGGGTCAGATCACCGGCCGCTTCGTCGACCTCCAGGGTCGATTCGAGCAGGGCAAGATCACCTTCGCCGCCCGTGCTCCTCGGTTGGAGTCAGATGGCACCGATACGGTGGTCATCGGGGTTCCGATCGTAGTCGAGCTCATCAACGGCGAGATCAACATCGCGTTGCCCGCCACCGATGACCCAGACATCACCCCCACTGGGTTCACGTACCAGGTGACCGAAGACTTCTCGAACGGTTACCTTCGTCAGTACGACATTGATGTGCCGGTTGGTAGTGTTACCGACCTGAGCGACGTCGTCAGTACTGACCCCTCCACGGGTGAGACGGTCATCAGGACTCCCAGTGATCCTCCCCAGCTGATCGACCTCACCGGGGAATCTGGGGCTGTTGCCTTGGATCTGAGCACGGGTATCCATGAAGTGGAGCACTCGGTCAGCGCTGTACTCATCCAGTGCGATGACTCGGTCACCTTGACCGTCACTCCGCCCTCTGCTCGACAGACGCGGCTCGGTGTGGTTGTTCGGGTGACCGGCGGCGGTGACGTGGTCTTGAAGGTGGCGGGCAACGCTGATGAGCTCTCGGGTAGCGATGAGGTCTCGGCGTACTTGGAGCCAGTGCCCTCGGGGCTGGAGACTCCGATGGTGTTCGGTCCTCGAGTGAACCCCACCTCCATCAGCGAAACGATGACCTGGTCGGCGATCGACGCCAAGGGTGATCTCCTGGTTGGCACCGCCAACGACACGGTGGGTCGCAGGTCGGGCCCGACCACCGCAGGCGAGGTTCTGGTGGGTGACCCCAGCGACCCTACGGGGCTGGGGTGGGCATCTGGTGACCCCCTTGGAGCCTTCACTTGCGCTCCTACCCCAACCCTGTTGGCGGCCTTGGCCAACCACATGTTCGCAGCTCGCTGGTGGGGTGGCGGAACTTTCACCAAGATCGCCGTGCTCATCGGCACCAGTTCGGGCAACATCTGCGTAGCCGCTTACAGCTCGATCAACTCGAGTTACCTGGCAATCCCGAATGCTCGCTTGGGTACTTCGGGGTCAATCCCTTGTCCTGCTGGAGGTTGGGCGGAGATCTCGCTCGGCGGCTCAGTCTCATGGGCAGCCGGAGACTGGGGAGCGGTTGGCTGGGACAATGCCACTGCAACATCCTTTGGTTCTGCGGCTTCAGCCTCAACCCTGGGAGGACACGGCTTTGCTCGATATCAGGCCTCAGCATTTCCGGCTCCAACCACCCTCTCGCCCGCTGGGTCGGAGATCGCCAATACCGACTCTGGG